TTAGTGATCGACTAGCTCACGCATGGAATGCGTTTTCAAAATCCCCGGACAAGAAGAACTTCACACCGGAGTACGGTTCATGGACATTCGGTAATCCAAACCTGAATTACCGTCCTGTCGTCGGCGACCAGACAATCGTCACGAGCATCTACAACCAGATTGCTATCGACGTATCGAATGTTCCTATTCGGCATGTCAAGACTGACGAGAACGGCAATCTCAAGAGCTACTACCGTAGCTACCTTGATGACTGCCTGTCTCTGAGCGCCAACATTGACCAGACTGGCCAGGGGTTCTTCCAGGATTTGGTACTCACTCTCTTCGAAGAGGGCGCTGTAGCGATCGTTCCAGTAGATACAGATGTCAGCCCAGATTTGACTCAGGGCTACGACATAAAGTCTATGCGAGTCGGCACAATCCTGAACTGGTACCCTCGCCACGTCCGAGTAGAGGTCTACAACGACCAAACTGGACAGCGAGAACAGCTGACTCTCGAGAAGGAGTTTGTTGCCGTCGTACAGAATCCTCTGTACAGTGTGATGAATGCTCCGAACTCGACGCTGCAGCGACTGACGCAGAAGCTCCACTTGTTGGATGCCATCGATAAGCAGTCTGGATCGGGTAAGCTGGACATCATCATTCAGCTCCCGTACGTCGTCAAGACTGAGCTGAAGAAGCAGCAGGCGGAAGCCAGGCGAAAGGCGATTGAGGAACAGCTCGCTGGGTCGCAGTACGGTATCGCTTACACCGATGGTGCAGAGCGAATCACTCAGCTGAACCGACCTTCCGAGAACAACCTCATGAGCCAGATTCAGTGGCTCACTACGCAGCTGTATAACCAGCTCGGAATGACCGAGGACGTCTTCACCGGCAAGGCCGATGCTCGACAGATGCTGAACTACCAGAACCGAACGGTTCGTCCAGTTCTGAAGGCGATCACGGATGCCATCACCAGGACTTTCCTCACCAAGACTGCCCGAACGCAGAAGCAGCGGGTAATGGCGATCGAGGATCCGTTCCTCAACGTCCCGCTCGAGGAGATGTCCAAGCTGGTCGACTCCGTCAAGCGTAATGAGATTGGTACCGCCAATGAGCTTCGACCGAAGTTCGGCTGGGCCCAGTCCGATGACGAGACGGCAAACCAGTTGGTGAACTCCAACATCAATCCGATGGGCGAGGAGCAGCCGCCTGGCGAAGAGCCGGTCGACGAAACCCCAGCCGCGGATGTACCAATTTCCGAACTGATGGAGAGTAGTCAAAATGGCAGTTAAGTGCGATTTCTCTGGCTACGCCACGAAGAACGATGTTCGGTGCTCGGATAACAAGGTAATCCGGCACGGGGCTTTCGCGGCGTATGATGGGAAGACTGTTCCTCTCGTTTGGCAGCACAAGCACGGTGACGTCGAGAACGTCCTGGGGCATGCCGATCTTGAGGTTCGAGACGATGGGGTTTACGCCTACGCCCATCTTAACAACACTGATCGTGGCCGGACCGCTAGAGAGATGGTCAAGAACGGCGACATCAAGGCTATGAGCATCTACGCCACCCACGTTCGCGCTAAGGGCAATGATGTTGTCCACGGCGAGCTCGTCGAGGTGAGCCTGGTGCTCCGTGGCGCCAACCCTGGTGCCCTCATCGACCAGGTCTCCATCGAGCATGGTGACAATGGCGATGAGATCGAGGCTGTCATCTACACCGATGAGCAGCTGGACTTCGTCTCTCACGGCGATGAGGACGAGGATGATGACTTCGAGGCGGAGGAGACGGATGACGTCGAGCACGCTGAGGAGGAGCCGGAGGCTGATGAGGCTGAGGGCGACGAAGACGACCCCACTCTTGGGGAGATCTTCGAAGGGATGACAGAGGAGCAGAAAACGGCGGTTTACGCCATCGTTGGACAGCTCGTCGATTCCGTAGATGAAGAGGCGGAGGAGTCGGAGACCGACGAGGTTGAGGACACCGCCCATTCCGACACAACTGAGGATACTATGGCTCACAAGAACGTGTTTGAGGGCTCCGCTACTACCGAGGAGCTCCCCGTCCTGACTCATGCCCAGGTCGAGACCATCTTCGAGGACGCTCGCTCCAGCGGCTCCCTGAAGGATGCCATCCTGGCTCACGCCGACGCATACGGCATCAAGCAGATCGAGACCCTCTTCCCCGAGGCTAAGGATCTGTGGAACCAGCCGGAGTTCATCAAGCGTAAGACTGATTGGGTCCAGTCTGTCGTTGGTGCCGCTAAGCACTCGCCTTTCTCCCGCATTCGTACTCGCTTTGCCGACATCACGGCCGACGAGGCACGTGCCCGCGGTTACATCAAGGGTAATAAGAAGGAAGACGAGGTCTTCACTCTTCTGCAGCGCACCACCTCACCGACCACCATCTATAAGAAGCAGCGTCTGGACCGTGACGACATCCTGGACATCACCGACTTCGACGTCGTGTCCTGGATCCGTGGCGAGATGAAGATCATGCTTGAGGAGGAGCTCGGTCGAGCCGTCCTCATCGGTGACGGTCGCCCCGTTTCCTCCAAGGATAAGATCAAGGAGGACTGCATCCGCCCGATCTACAAGGAGGACAGCCTCTACGCTCCTCGAGTTGTCCTGGCCAAGGAGACGTCTGTCGACGACATCCTGGACTCTATGGTCCGTGCTCTGGATGACTATGATGGTGCTGGTAACCCGACTTGGTTCGCCGATCCCCGACTCGTCACCGAGATGCTCCTGCTGAAGGACAAGATTGGTCACCGTCAGTTCCGCACCATTGCTGAGCTGGCTGACTATATCGGCGTCTCGAAGATCGTCAAGGTCCCGCTGATGAAGGGCCTCAAGCGCACCTCCGCCAAGAATGGCGAGCTCGAAGCTCTGGGTATCATCGTCAACATGTCCGATTACACCATTGGTGCGGACAAGGGTGGTCAGCTCTTCGCGGCTGAGGACTTCGACATTAGCTTCAACCAGTACCACTACCTGCTGGAGACCCGCCTCTCCGGTGCGCTGACCAAGCCGAAGTCGGCTGTTGTCGTCGAGCGCAAGGTGGAGTCTGGTAACATCGTCCCGGAGCCGTGATAGATGGCCAAATTCTTCGGTGAGATAGGATTTGCTACACAAGTCCAGACCGAGCCGGGAATTTGGGAAGATAAAATAGTCGAGAAGCAGTACTATGGCGACGTCTTCCGGGAAGCACGCCGCTTTGGTAGCAGCGATGAGATTCTGGGGAGTATCAACCTCAGCAACCAGATCAGCATTATCGCTGATGGGTTCTTAACAGATAATATCCAGAATCTCAAGTACGTTCGCTGGATGGGGGGACTTTGGAAGATCTCCTACGTGGAGCTGAAGTTCCCCCGTCTGGTTCTCGAGTTGACGGGGGTGTATAATGGACCGACGGCTAGCTCTCCATGAGAAGCTGGTCGAGATCCTCGGGTCGGACAAGGTCTATTACCAGCCACTCCCGTCGCTTAAGCTCTCGTATCCGTGCATCGTATACGAGCGGCATCCGGGTGATCCGATGTACGCGGACAACATCAAGTATATCAAAGCGAACCGGTTCCAGGTTACTCTGATTGCCCGGCATCCCGAGGACCCGACACGAATGAAGATCGAGGACCTTTTGTTCAGCCGCCATGAGTCTCGACTCGTAGCGGACAACCTATATCACGACATCTTCGACGTCTACTATTAGGAGATAAAATGGCAGCTCTCACTTGGGATAAGACCGGTGAGCGCCGTATTGAGACTGGTGTCGACCACTGCGCACTCTATGTGTACGACCCGGCCCAGAAGATGTACGGCAAGGGCGTTGCTTGGAATGGTATCACCGCCATCTCTGAGAAGCCCGAGGGCGCCGAGGCTACTGACCTCTACGCCGACAACATTCTGTACCTCTCCATGCTCTCGGCCGAGAAGCTGAAGGCCACAATTGAGGCCTACACCTACCCCGATGAGTTTGAGAAGTGCGACGGCTCTGCTGAGCTCACCAAGGGCGTCAAGATCGGTCAGCAGGACCGACTCGCCTTTGGTCTCGTCTACCGAACCAAGATCGGTGATGACGTGGCTGGGCAGGACAAGGGCTACAAGCTCCCCGCCCTGTACGGCTGCCAGGGCTCTCCTTCCGAGAAGGGTTACAAGACCGTCAACGACTCTCCCGAGGCGATCTCCTTCTCCTGGGAGCTGTCCACCACCCCTGTCACGGTGAGCGGTGCTAAGCCCACCTCGCTGCTGACCATCTCGTCTCTCGATGTCGACGCCGGTAAGCTGAAGACCCTCGAGGCCAAGCTGTTCGGTTCCGACGCCGCTCAGGGTGGAGGCGGGGGCCTCGGGCCCCAGCGCCCCC